GGTCTGGTTCGCCGCCTGGACGATCGTGTTCCTGTTTGCGCTCTGCCTCTATGGATTCCTCGCACTCACCGGCAGGAAAGAATACGAATGATCATCACCCGTATCTCCGATGCTATCCGCCAGCTCGAGGCCATCAAGGCCGAACACGGCGACCTGCTGCTGTTCGAATGCGGCAGCGAGCACGGCGTTTCCATCTCGAACTATCACTTCGAAGTGGAGCCGCTCGACTGCTCTTATCTCGAAAGCCCTGAGTGGGATACCCAGTACCTCGCAGAGAAACATGGCGTCATGTTCCGCTGGAACGGAGAACTCGATTGATCATCCTCAAGGTGCTCGAAGAAACCCGCATGCTGGCGCTCGTCGCCTTCGCCGATGACGAGGGCGTGGTGGTGGTCACCGCCCTCGGCAGCCGGGTCCGCTTGGCCCCCGAGAACCTCAAGCTTCAGGTGCTCGTCCGCCTCGCACTCGGTCTGCGCCTGAAGAGTTGTGTGCTTCATCGTAAAACCATTGCCACGAATGACATCTAGAGTTAGACTTATCCGTCGGCCAAAGCGATGAGGGTAGCTCCCCCATCGTTCGACGGAATCTACCGGGAATACGGGCGGCTGTCTCCTATCCAGTCCGCCCCCCGGTGAGCCAGATGGGAGAGGCGCATGCCGAAGTCCGTGATTCATTCGTACCCTTGGTACATTTCCGACTGGCGGGAGTCGCCAACCCGGCGCAAACTCACACTCGAAGAGCGAGGTTTGTACCGCGAACTGCTCGACTACTGCTATGTCGAAGGTTCAATCCCCGATAACGAGCGCGAACTGTGCTGGATCGCAATGGCGACCGAAAAGGAATTCAAACGATGCTGGTCTAAGGTTCGCCAGCAATTCATCGAACAGGACGGAAGGCTTTATCAACAACGAGTTGCAGAGATTAAGGCAAAGGTGGAAACGTGGCGGGAGCAGCGGCGAAACGCTGGCGCACTGGGTGGCAAAGCTAAAGCGGATGCTAAGCGGGTGCTACAGCATCCGCTTGACGGGTGCTCTACCCATCCGTTGCCGTTACCATTGCCGTTACCATTGCCATTGCCCACCGATGGCGCGTTCGCGCCGGACTTGGCTTTCGAAAAACTCTACTCGCGGCATCCGAAAAAGAAGGACCGGGCGTTCGCCGAGAACACTTTCTTCGAAGCAATGAAGGTGCCTGAACCCGAGAAACTGTTCACCCTCATCGAAGCTAGACACGCTGAACTTTGTGAGACCGAGGAATGGACGAAGGACAAAGGTAGATTCGCACCCAAGCTAGCGCAATGGATCTCCGACCGGGGCTGGACCGAGGGGGTAGAGCCACCGGCCCCCCTACCTAAGCCGTACACCGATGAGCAACGGGCCAAGGATGAAGCCGCCCTCGCTAGACAACGGAAGCGGAACGGGCTGGAGCCATGATGCAGTCGATCCCCAATCTTCCTGAGGCTATCGAGACCGAGAAGCTGGTGCTCGCAGTCCTCCTGAACGAAGCTGACGCAGTCGCCGCCATCCTGACGTTGGAGCGGGATGAGTTCTTCATCGAGCAGCACAAACGCATCTTCGACGCCGCCCGCTGGTGCTCTGACAACGGGCAGGAGATCACTCCCATGTCGGTCTATCAGCACCTCAAAGACAACGGCCATCACGATAGTGTCGGCGGTATCACCTATCTCACCGGCCTGAGCGTGCCGCACATCTACGGTCTTGAGACCTACCTCGGCACGCTGCGCGTCAAGGCATCGCTACGGCGTGGCATCATCGCCGCCCATGAACTAGCTAACCGGCTAGCCATGCCGGGAGCGGGAGTGGAGGAGCTTCACTCGGCGGATGTGCTGTTCCGGGAAGCCGCCTCAAGGGCCGAGCGCAAGGCACCCAACCTGATGAACCTCGGCAAGTACGTCGAGAAGAGCGGAGGCATCGTCCCGTTCTATCGCCCTGACCGCAGCCATGCCATCCCCTCCCCGTGGAGCTACTTCAACTCCATGCTGTCCGGCGGCGGGTTCCTGCCGGGGCAACTGGTGGTACTCGGTGCGCGGCCGAGCCTCGGCAAGAGCGCCACTGCCGCCCTGATTGCGCTCGGTGCCAAGGACCGGGGCGTTGCCGTGTTCTCGCTGGAGATGGGCAGCCGCGAGAACTGGTTCCGCATGATCGCCTCGCACGCCAACCTGCCGCTGAAGGTGGTCACCGAAGGCGACCTGGAGAACCCGGACATCCGGTTGCGGTTGAACCGGGTAGCCTCCGAGCTTGCTGACACTCCCCTGTACCTCGACGACACCACCGGGGCAAACGTGCCTGCCATCGTCGCAGCAGTGCGCCGGTGCGGCGGCATCCGGCTGGTGGTGATCGACTACCTCCAGTTACTCAGCCCTCTGCGGAAGAGGCAGACCCGCGCTGAGGAAGTTAGTGAGATCAGCCGCGCCTTGAAGATCGCCGCCCGTGATTTACAGGTTCCTTTCCTCGTGCTGTCGCAACTGAACCGCACACCGGCGAAGGATGCCCGTGCTCCAGAGTTGCAGGATCTCAGAGAGTCAGGTTCGATTGAGCAGGACGCCGATATCGTGCTGCTCCTGCACGCCGACCCGAAGGAAGTGAAGGCAGCGATCGAGGCGCGACGGGCCAACGCGCTCGACCTGATCGTAGCCAAGCAGCGTAGCGGTGCGACGGGCACCGTTCGCATGATGTTTAACCCGGCCAATATGCAGATATGGGAGACAGAAGGGATATGAACAGGTTAATCAAGTTGAGTACGACAGGGGAAAGCGAGTTATATGTGGCGGCGGACGCTATCGTCGCGGTGATGGCGTCCTGGAGCGAGCATAATTCCCATCGGGAGTCGACGAAGATCTGGGTGCGTGGGACGGGGGAAGAGCCGTTTGAGGTGGATTGTAAGGTGGCGGAAGTGATCGAGAAGATCTCCCAGGCCAAGATGGAGCAGGCACATGAAACGCAAGCCGCCTGAGAAAGTCTCCATCCAGCGGTTCCTCACCGAGCGCGAGGGTAAGGTGTGGACCCGCGTCAATACCGAGGCGGTGTTACAGGCTATGCGTGATGATAGGCTCATCGCAGTTAGAACGGCGAGAGCATCTTAGGAGAAGCACATGGAAGAAGAGGCCCCGAAATCCCCGGAAAATCCGGACAACGAGAAAGCAGTTTACGTGAGCAAGTGCTTGGTGTGCGGCCACGCGATGAGCGTGCATGGCCACGAGCCCGACGAGCACGGCTACCCCTACCTGCCCGTCACGCTCGAGGACGTTGAGATGTGGAGAAAGTCGGGCGACAGCGAACAAGCCATCATGAGCCGCATCGCAGCAAGGGGCATGGCCGAATGAAAGCCTACGACGAGGAGATCAAGGTGTTCAACGAGGTGCTCGGTATCCTCGGCCCCCTGCCGGAGGATTCCAGGCTCCGGGTGATGGCAGCGGCGGCGATCCTGCTCGACCTCGTGCCCGAGCGCGTGCTGACGGAAGTAATCCGCTCGGCGAGGGCTGCATGAGCGTCGAGCGTACCTGCTACGAGTGCCGGTACTGGGACAAAGTCACCAGCTACCCCGACAAGCGCAACAGCGGGCTCTGCCGCATCTACCCGCCCGTGCGCAACGACACCGACCACGACGACTGGGGCTGGCCCGTCACCTACGACGAGGACTGGTGCGGCCGGTGGCAGCCGCGCGAGGAGGCGAAGAAGCCATGAACATCGAACTATCCGACGAGGAAGTGACACAACTCCTGTTCTTGCTATGGGTGGTGGGCAAGGATGCCGAACGTGATCACCACGAGAGCATGGTCAACAACGTGGAGTATCTTGGCCGCAAGATCAGCAACCAGTTGGATGCCATACGCAAGGGCAAGGGCAAGGAGAAGAAGTATGCCTGACAAGACCTGCGGCAAATGCCAGCACTGGCAGGAGAGAAACGTGGACGTCGGAATCTGCACCCTCAACCCGCGGGTCTGGACCGGCTCGTGGGAATACCCGGCGCAGTTCGCTATCGACACCTGCTCGCACTTCACGCCGACGAGCCAGCTCGCGCCCGTCGTGAAAGGGAAGGCTAAGAGTGGCCAGGCACTTTGAGAACTGGCTCAAAGCGTATATGAGTTATACGGCCGCGACAGAACCACCCGAAGTTTGGGGATACTGGACCGCCGTATCTGTGATCGCCGGCGCACTCCAGGGCAAGACGTATTTCGGAATGGGCTTCTTCGAGTGGTGCCCTAATTTTTATATTTTGTTGCTTGGCCCACCCGGCAGCGGCAAGTCGACAGCAATCAATACAGGCATGCGGCTGCTCAAGGGAATCAAAAATGTCCACATCGGAAGCGATAGCCTGACGTGGCAAAGTCTCGTGGATGAATTCGTTGAGGCGTCCGCCGGTGGTACTGGTATCCGGAGCAGGGGCGGGATGCGAAAGCATTCCTCAGTCACGTACTGCCTCGGTGAGTTGGGCACGTTCCTGAATCCGCACGATAAGAAACTAATGAGCACCCTCACGGCGTTGTGGGGCGGGGATGGCGGCGAAGATTTCAAACGACGCACGGTAGGACGGGGCGGACGCCAGATCGAGAAGGCTTTTCTGAATGTGCTGGCGGGAGCGACACCGACGTGGGTTCAGGATAATCTCCCGCCGAGTCTGATCGGCACGGGCTTCACGTCGCGGTGTATTTTGGTCTACGCGGAATCCAAGAAGGCTCTGATCGCGTACCCACGCAGGATGGCCGCAAGCCAAGGGGCCGGTGATACAGAGAACATGGCGCGGCTATTGCAGGAAGACCTCTCCAAGATTGCCAAGCTACAAGGCGAATTCACGTTGTCAGAGGAAGCCTACAGAATGGGCGAAGCGTGGTACGCACAGTACAGCGCCCATCCCCCGGTGGGATTATCCGAAGACGAATTTGGTGGTTACTTAAATCGTCGGCAGGCACACGCGCACAAACTGGCTATGATTCATAGCGCGGCCGAGAGCGATGACATGGTCGTCAGCGCACGCCATCTCGAAGAAAGCATCACCATGCTTGAAGCGACTGAGAAGGCGATGCCAGCCGCCCTCTCTGGAATGCATGAGGAACTCCGTCCGCAGATTCGCATAGAGCAGACCCTTCGAAAATACGGCACGGTAAATCAACTCGAACTCTACGCTCGATTCAAATCGAAGATGGATTGGCGAACGTTCCAATCGATCCTGATGGGCCTGGAGGAAGCGGGCATGATCGCGCCGATCATGAACCAAAGTGGCAAAGCGATCAGGTGGCTTGGTTCCAAACCGGATTCACTGCCGTCCTAGACTACGTGCCGCCAGCTCTTCTGGCTGACTATGCGCCAGATGCTGCTCCGCTCAACCCCGAACTTCACCGCAAGTTTTCTGTGACTGAACAGTCCGGTAGCGTACAGCGCTCTGATCTCGATAACCTCAGTCTCTTTCAACTTGGAGAAACCATTCCGTTCTCCAAGCCGCACAAGTTCCGGGTGGCTTCGCCAAGGATGGTTCGTAAAGCGCCCTTTGGATACGGAGTCGCGGATGTTTTCCGCATGGCTACCCCTCCACAAATGATTTGGGTTGGCACAAAGAGGCGTGTCACATTTGTGGCAGACACACTTCTTTCCTGGATCTTTGCCGTGGCCGAGAAAGTAGGCCACGCGATGTGCGAGAACCGGACGCCCGTCGATACGAAACTGTCCATACCCACTCTTCTTGACACTGGCTATCCACAACCAGCACTCGTCCGGGTCGCCAGTCTTGTCTACCTTTTTCCAGAAACGTTCTTTGTCGTTCTCAGTGAACGGGGGGATCGGCCTATACTTTCTCTTAGCCAATGTGGCCTCCTCGAAAGGTCATAAGGTCAGGGCCGTAGCAGTGCTAGTAACACTGCGCGGCCTGCTCTAGTCTACGCTACTGTGCGCGTTCGCCGTAGGCTCCCATGTAGCCCTTGACATAGCCGCGCCGCCGCACCGCTCCCGGCGGAACACCCCGCTCTTCCTTCCGCAGGCCCTTGTTGCGGTTCTGGTAATTGGCCAGGTACTCGCCGAGCGTGCGGTTGAATCCCTGCGGCAGAACCTCGCGGTTGATCCGGATGATTTCCTTGTTCATCGCCCGGATGACTTGCGGATCCTTGGTCGCCCGCGCCTTGTTGTAGTCGTTCTGCAAACCCCGGAGCAGGTTGTCGTAGTAGAGATTCAATTCCTTGGGCGCCCACTTCTGCTCCCGCGCCTGCGTGAGGCGCTTGGGCTGGATGCCGGCGGCCATGCCAGCAATTTCGATCACGTCCCGCGGCTTACTCGGGTCGAGCGTAATGAGCTTGGCGCCCTTCGAATCCCTGACTCCTCCCGCAGCGAGGGCACGCAGCGCCTGCAAAGGCTGCGAGGCGGCCTTGGGCATGACGGTGCGGATGATGTTCTCGGAGGTCGGGCTGTCTTCGACGAGCGCCTTGGTGGCGTTCATCGCTGTGGAACCTGCGAGGCCGGTAATATCCTCCGCCGTTTTCCATAAGGCATTCTGGGGAGTGGTCGTGCCATTGATCAAGTCGAGGAACTGCTCGATGAAGGGCAGCGCCTTCCCCTGCGAGGTCGACGCCTGCAGATCCCACGGATTCCCCGGTATCCCGCCCGCCAGACCCTTCAGCAGGAACTCGCTCGCGTAGGGACCGGCCCCTGGAACGCTAGCCTTCCCGGCGCCCCAGTTGACCCACTCGCGGATGGCGTGTTGCAGGTCGACGCGCGGGTTCTTCATGCCGAAGAAGTGCCAGTTGAACAGGGAGCCGAGCGTGTCGATGAGTTGGAAGAAATGCTCCATCGCAAAGCCGCCGGTGAGGCCGGCCAGCAGCAGTTGCGCGAGCCAGATCTTCCGCCGGTACGGGGACAGCGTCCCGAGATAGGCGTTGTTGAGCAGGAAGCTTTTGAAGATCAGCGTCTTCGGCCAGTCCCGCTGCAGCTTCGAGCGGTTCGATGCCTCGTGGCTCCCCTGCGAACTGCGGACCACCTGCTCGGCGGTCCCCCAAGGATTGGCGCTGCCCTTGGCTTTCATGGCCCTGCCCGAGGCCACGAGAATCGTGCGGCGCAGCCACTCCTCGCTCCACTGGAAGCCCGCCATGCTGCCTTCGGCGAGATGGGCGAGCTGCTCGTCCCGCTTCCTGCCGGCCTCCTCTCCGCTGATGCCGGAGATCCTGCCGCCGAGCTTCTCGAGGGTCGAAGTCTTGGCGTGCTGCGTCACCATCTTCGCGTTGGTCTCGCCGACGAGGCCGCTGAGCCTCGCGTTTTCGAGCGCTTCCCATTCTTCGCGGGTGAGGTTGCCGATGTAATTCTGCTGGTCCCCCGGCGCCCCGACGACTTTGTGCTTGTCTTTCGAGAAGACGCGCTTCGAGTAAGCGTGGCTCACATCCCGGATCGCCTTGAGCATTTGCGCGGTGGCCGCGGGGATGCCCACCTTCCCGCCGTCCGGACCGACCTGATCCGCCAGGACGGCCACGCCTTGGCCGAGCTGGGTGAAGTTGAGCAGGATCTGCTTGGGGTTGTAGCCGAGCCACCACAGCATCATCGCCCCGCTGAGAGTGTTGGAATGCACCTTGGGGCTGATCTGGTTCTTGGCGGCATCGTCCATGAACTCGATCATGTGGTTGATCTTGGTGAGATTGACGAACTGCCCCGGAGTCTCGGCGCGCAGGTTCTTGCGATACGTCCTCGCATCGTTCACCGCTTGCAGGATATTGCCGCGCTCCGCCGTCCGGCCGATGAGGTTCGACATCGCCGAGAAGTAGGCGCCCGCGGTGCGCTTGCCGTCGCGGCTGTATCCGGGAATACCTTCGCGGTACTTCTGGTGCTGGCGGCCGGAGCGCTCGACCATCGTCGAAGCCATCATGTCGTCGAAGGCGGCGCGCTGCTTGTCGGTCAGGTTGAGCTTGGAAGCAAGCCTCTCGGCGATGGAAGGCGGGAGGTGGCCCATGTCCCGTACCTCTGGGGACAGTTCGCCCACCGTAACGTTTTCCGGGACGATGCCGGCGGCGGCGTAGTCGCGCTCCATCCGGGTGGCGGCTTCCTCGGCGGCCTTCTCGCTCGCGTATTGCTCGTGCCGGTGGACCTTCTTTCCCGAGGGGTATTGCGGGTCGTCGGTCTTGAGGTACGAGGTGACCATCCAGTCGCCGAACCGCATTAATGGAAAGTAGTTTCTGCGCGCCTTCTCGTCGACCTCCTTGTTCAGCGTGGCGATGGCCGAGGCGAGAGCTTCCGGATCTTTGATCTCCCGCTCGAGTTCAGAGACCTCCGCCTGGCGCAAGCCCTCCCAGAATTCGCGGAAGGTCTGCTGCTGGCGCTGGTAGACGGTAACGGTCTCCTCGTCAAGGCCGGCTTTGTCGGCAAGCTGCATCACTTCCTGCTCGGTCAGCGGGCGGTTCGCCCTCTGGGTCCAATCCTGGACGGTGTAGTTGAAGTCGCTCAGTTGCCGGCCCCGCTCCTCGCCGAGCGCGTTCCACTCCTCCATCGCATCCCCGCCTTTGTTCTTCCAGTTCTGGATGGTCCGGTCCATGCGGTTCTTGGCGGCAAGCTGGTCCTGGATGGGCTGGAAGTCGGGGTTCTGCTCGGCCATCTGGCGGAACTGGAGGTTGTTACGGTTGATCGTGCCCACGGTCCGGATGCCGATGTTGATCCGCTGGGAGGTGGTAAGCCCTTCGGTGCGGAGAGAGGGCATGTCCCTCGGCTCGGTGGGCAATGGCGGTGGCTGGCCCTGTGGCGAGCCGGGGAGCGGGGTGGCTGTGACGGACGCCGGAACGGCAGCGGGCGCTCCTGAGCTAACTGGCGGCGCAGCAGAGGGCATTCCTGCCAGCTTCCGCGCCTCCTCGAATACTTGCACAGCGATCGGACGGTAGTCCTCGCCGAACTTGGCAACGATCTTTTCGACGGCGTTGCCGGCATGAATCACGAAGCGGGCCACGTCACCCCGGATCGAGAGCGCCATCTTGCTGATGACTTTCGGATCGAGGAAGGCGCCCATTGAAGCCCGTCCGCCGGTGAACAGACCCATCTGGCGGAGTTCGTCGTCGGCTGCTTTGCCTTCGGCATCCCACTTATCGAGGGTGCTCTGAGGCACAGCGGGTTTCACTTCCGGCGCTTCCTCGGCTACGGTGAGGACTTTGTCGGTGAGGACTTGCGCGCTGTCTGCGACCTGAGGGCCTTCCGGGGTCTGGATCACCATGTCGCCGGCGGGAGGCTGAATATCCACGCTCGGCTGAATCTCAGGAGCCGCCGCGACTGGAGCAGGTAAAGGCGCTGTAGGCGTGGGAGGCCCTCCGCTCACGCCAGACATTCGAACCGCTGGCGTGGCGAGAGGCTGCGGACGATTAGAGAGCCTCGGCTGCACGGGCACAAAGCCGGGAGGAGGCGGAGCACTCGCTTCCACAACTGGCGCAGGAGCAGCAGGAGGAGGCGCAGGCGGACCCATCGGCTCGAAGCGGGGAGGCGGCGCAACCGTAGTCTCGGCAGCAGATGGACGGCCAGCCGCGCCCACCCCGAACCCGATCATCGTTCCGCCGAGTCCCGCATTCACCAGTCGCCAGAAAAGATTCGGCTGCTTGATACCGTGAGCTGCTTCCGTACCGGCGGCTATGCCCTCTTGGGCTGTCTCTGTCGCACCTTCGAGTGCCGCTTCCTTGGCCCATGTGCGAATCACTGACTTGGGGGTCTTCGCAATGCCCGCCTTGATGGCTTGCTCCAGCCCTTTCTTGTTCCACAGACCGAGCGCCCGCAGCGGCACGATCGCATCGAGAGCCGCCATCGAAAGGCCCGCCGTCAGTGCTGCCTCGTTGGCATTTATTCCTGCATCGGTGAGAGTGTTGAAGACATCTCCGGCATTCAGCATGGTGGAGACAATCGTTGCGCCGGGAATCCCTCCCACCACGCCTGCGCCGATAGTCGCCGCCATTGGTACGGCGCTCGATCCTACTACCCCGCCAACCGCCCGTCCCAAGAGACGCGGATCAGCGAGGCCCTCTTGCAGGGATGGCGAGGTGACATCCGGCTTCTTGATACTGACGTTGATGTCGGCGATTCTCTTCGAGAGGGCGCGCGAGTTTAAGTCTGGTTTCCCGGTCAGGCGCGTGCCGACACGGGAGGTCAGGTTGTTGATATCCTCCACGGTCCCGACCACGCTCTGTGCGCCGCCGAGCAGGGACTTGGCAGCTTGGGGGATGCCCTTCAAAGTAGCCTCGGCTGACTCGCGGATTGCTCCGGTCAGATCGAAGGTGCGCTCGAAGACCTGCCCCGCGAACGCGGCTGGATGTTGCACTGCTCCCTGCCAGGAGAGCGCAGGAGGACTCGGATTCAGCCCCCCTGTTGCAACCGCCCCCGGTTGAACCGGGTGTACTGCTGAGTTAGTCAGCAGATCTTGATCCACCGGCACGAAGCCGGCGGGAGGTGGTGGAAGATTCGGTAAAGCAGACACCGGCATAGTCACCGGCACAAAGCCTGGAGGCGGAGGAGGCAAGCCTCCGGCTGGCGCTCTCACAGTCAGGCCATTTACCGGGACGTATCCCTTCGGAGGCGGAGGCAAGGCCATTGGAACTCCTTACTTCACCTGAACTTCGACCCAATTACCGTCAGGACCGCGCGTGACTAACTTGCCGGTTTTCGGATCTTGCCATACCTTGGCTTCGCCTTGTGGCGTGGCGGCGGGAGCAGCAGCCGCTGGCTTGTTGGCCATTCCACCGGCCACCTGCATGATCCGTTCAGTGACGGCTTCGTCATCCGGTTCGGTGAACGGATCACCGTTGTTGACGGCGGTCTCCCTCGCCTTGTTGATCTGGTTCAATACCACCCGAGTCGCAGTATTGACGTGGGGAGTCAGGTGCTCGGCACCGGCTCTCATCATTGCTGCTTGTGCCTGCGTGGCGGCGGCATTCGACCGAATGCGTTCGAGTTGCAGCCTGCTCTGGTCGAGTTGGTTTTTGTCGATGCGACCAAGATTGAACTGACGGGTATCTTCAGCGAGCTTGGCTTCGGCGTTAGTTACAGTTCTTTCGGAGATCTTGAGTTGCTCATCGGCAATCCTGGTCAAGTCCTTTCGACGCTGTATCTCCGATGCGGTATCGCCTTCCTTCCTAGCCTGTTCCAGGAGGGCCATATTCTGGTCCCATTCCTGCTTGAGTTCTTCCTGTATGGCCTTGGCTGCGTCAAGGCCATACTTCTGCTGTGCCTCAGTAGATTGCGCAGCCCGTCGTTCCCCTTGACTCTCGTAATCCTTGATACGCGCGTTACTCTCGACGGTCTTCTGGAAGGCTTCCTGTTCCTTCAGTTTCCGCTCCCGTTCAGCCTGCTCTCTGGCATACTGCATTTGCCTCTGCTGAGCGAGCGTGTTGTACCCGGCAGTTACTGCGTTAACGGCGTTACCTATGCCGCTCTCTCCGGGGTATCTGGCGCGAGTCATCTGCTGCCCTGCGGCTAAGGCAATACCGGCTAAGCTGGGGTCAGTCAACCTATCCCAGATACCGCCCTTCTTTTGAGGCATTGACGCAGGAGCCTGAGCGCCACCACCGGGTTGCGTGCCAGTAACTGGCGATCCTCCAGGAGGCGCAATTGTCTTCACTAACTTGTTGTTCTTGTCGTAGACATACTTAGTCCCATCGGTATCTTCATCAGTGCGACCTCCGAGTTCATTGGCGACAGTCGATTTAATGCCCCTCTGCGTTGCCGCTCTGGGAGTATCTTCCTCGGGCGGTTCCGCGCTTGGAGCAGCGGATGGTGCAGCAGACGGCGCGGCAGCAGCGGGCGGCGGAGGACCACTGATCTGGCGGCCGCTGGCGTTGTAGACGTACTCATTCCCATCGGCGTCAACCAGTCTCCGGCTTCCGTCCGATGCATCCTTGATCTCGCTGAATCCCTCCGGCAGTTCGCCCGGATCCAATTGATAGTTGGGAGGCGGCGTGGCAGGAGCGGCAGCAACCGGAGTAGCAGCCCGAGGAGTAGGAGTCAGCGTGGGCTGAATGGGAATGGTAGAGAGAGCATCACCCAAGGATCTGGGGGGCGGAGCCACCCCCGGCGCAGTCGGGGCAGCGCCACCGGACGGCATCGGCTGCGGCATCCCCGGAGTAGGCATGCTGGGCCTGCCGAGCACCTCGCCACGTTGAGCCGTACTGCCGGGGCGAACGAAGGGAGGCGTGCGGATCGTGCGGTTCTGCATGCCGCCGAAATACTGCCCGAGCGCGGCGATGATATTGGGGTTGATGGGCGGCATGATGGCTGGCATTTACTTAACTCCTGCGAGAAGCTGACCGATCGAGGGAATGGGGTTGCCGCGGCCTTGCGGCTTGAAGACGGGGGCGACGGGGGTGTGCGGACCGAGGTGCGCGTAGGGCGCGGGCGTGGTGGTGGTGCCGCCCTGGAACGCGGCAAGCATGGGCAGCGCGGCGAGGAGCTTGCCCACTCCCGGCTGCTGCTTCTGTTGGCCTCCGCCTCCCCCTCCGCCTCCCCCTCCGCCTTCTTCGCCGCCACCACCGGTAATGACTTTCTTGACCTTGTCGATTATCGGCCAGATCGAAACCGGGAATTCTCTCGGTGGTTTATTGGGTGTGAACTTGAATTCAGGCCAGCCGACGATGTCAGGCGGCGGCTTATAAGTTCCCTCCGCATCGAACGTGACCCCGCCTACTGGCAGATTTGGTTGCCATTCTTCTACCGGATACTCACCGGGAAAATCGTGAACCTTCGTGGTGCCCTCTGCGGTGAACGTGGAGGGCGGAAGATTCGGATCAAAAGTGAATGGATCCCCATAGGCACCGGGAAAGTCGTAGCCGCCTCCGGTGCCGCCCTGCCCTTGCGGCAAGGACGCGAGGTACTCGTTGAGGGTCGGGTCACCGATGTTAGAGCCGATAGTTTGCAGAGGCTGGTTGTTGCCCCACACGTCGGTCGAGAAGACCGGGTCTTGCGCGGTGCCAGTGGGATCTTGCGGCTGGTTGACGATCTGCCCCTCGTTGGGCTGCTGGGGCGGAGGCTGCGGCTGCGGAGGCTGCTGGCTTTGCCTAAGGAACTCCCGGTACGCTTCCTCGAAGGATTGATTCTGGTAGTCCCTACCGCTACCGCCAGTCCAATCTTCGAGCCACCACCGGGTGTTGCCGTTGCCGGGAGGATTCGGATTATAAGTGCTGACCATGTCGTCTCCTTACCCGAAGAATCCGCTGGTGCCGCCCGGCGGCGTGCCTACCGTGGTGCCAGTCGGTACGATCGGCGGCGTCCCGGCGGTCTGCTGATTCTTCTTGCGCCACTCCTCGATCATCTGAAGTAGAGCCGGAACACTCAGCCCGGCGCCGATGATCGCTGACGCCGTACTCGGCTGCGGCACCTTCACTTCTGACTGCGCCTCGGCCCCGAACGGCTGCCGAATGAGATTCCCATAATTCAGCAGGTTCTCATACGGCAACCGCTGCTCATACTCGTACCGGTTGGCGTTCTCGTTCCGCTGCGCTTCCTCCTGCGCCCGGATCTGCGCGCCCACCGCACCCGTGATCTGACCCGGCGCCGTCAGGTTAGCCTGCAACTGCGGGATATTCTGCATCGTCTGCATCGCCTGCTGCTGACCCGACAGATAGCCCTGGTTCGCGAGGCCAGACGACACTTCCCCCGCCACGCGCTCGGCATCTCGCACCGCCTGCGCCTCTCCAATCGATTGCCTCGAGCCGCCATAGCCGCCGCTGGCGATCCCCTGGTGCCGGATGGCCGGCAGCGCCCGCGTCAGCAACTGATCGCCGATGGGTGCCACGGCCGCCGAGATCGCATTCTTGAGGTACGGGTTCGTAGCCGGATCGCGCCCCGCTCCGAGGTTGAACTCCGCGCTCTTCGTCCCAAGCTCAGCGAGGTACTGCGCCGGCGTGACCGCGGCACCGAGCTGCTTCTGCGCGGCGAGCTCGTCCTGATTGAAATCGGCCACTCGCGGCTCGGGCGATAGCTTCGGCCCGCCCTGCTGGTACAATCGCGTGCTTTCATCAACAAACTGTTTTACCGCAGGTTGTTGCCAAGTCGGGTAGCTGCTAGTCGACGTCGAGACGTTGCCGCCGGCGCTCTTTCCCATGATTGCGGACCTCCATTATTAACGTGGTGTAGGCGACTTCGAAGCCCAGTGGGGCGAGTAATCGCGCCAATCCTTTGCGTCCGGAAGCCTCGAGCCGCGATGCGCCCTGCTCCCGCGCGAAGATCTCGAGCGCCACTCGGGCGTGGCCCGACCAATCCTTGAAGTGGATGCCCTGAAGTAGAACGATGCGGAGTACCCGGAGACATGGATATTCCGAAAGTTCCGTTAATATCACGCCAAGTAACTCCGCGCCTTCGCCCGCAAGAGCTACCCAAATTTGTTGCCGGTCAGCAGCCACGAGCGCCTTGATGGAACTCTCGCTCAATTCCCCGTGGCAGTAGCGAAGTGCTTCTTGAAGATACGGCGTGAGCCTCACCCAGACGGCAGGCTCGATCGCCATGTCCGCAGCGATGCGCGTAACTTGCAACTTGCGCGGAGCCAACTGCTTCGCGGCTTCAACCGGAGTTGTAATCTCTTCAACCGGAGTTGTTGCAGTACTCATGGAATAGCCGCCTCCAGTTCATCCACACGTTTGGTCAACTGCTTCACTGCCAGGACCAAGTGGATCAATACCGGATAGGGGTCGATACCCAAAATATCCGTCTCATCCGAATCATCTGGCGAGAGTTTTCCACGGTGGCTGGTAACAGCATCAGGCAGAATCTCGGCCAACTCCTGGGCCACGAAAGAGACAATCTGTTTTCCTTCGGTGGTACCACCAAGGCCATTGAAGGTAGCCGAAATCGGTCTCACCCTTTCGATCACCTCGAGGCCGCCCTCCAAGTCCCGCACGTTGCGCTTAATTCTCGCGTCAGACGAGGTCGTCCAAGTCAAGTCCGTCCAAGCGCCATCACCCCGGAGGTAATTCACCGCGCTTGGTGTACCTGACCCAAGACGTGCTACTGCGAAAATGCCGGTCGTGGTATCGGCGGCAGCGTGAACGTGCGCCGCCGGGGGGAACGAAGTGGGAACGCCGGTCAGCTTGCTATATGCGTAGGATGGAATCCAGACCGGGTTCGGGTAACTGCCGATCGTCGACACGGCATTGGTAACCTGTGCGGCAGTGTAATCCCCCGTGACGGCGACAACATCCCCGATCCTGGTGAAGACGCTGGTGACGGGAGCCACACCGCCGCCGCCTCCGCTCATCGCGTGCCACGCGCCCCCGTAATAAACGTAGTAACCGGCGCCGCTCCCAGGATTCCAGTTGACGCCGTCGGCATAAACGAGCATGCCTTCCCGCGGTTTGATCGGAGCCACATGCCAGACCTTGTGGAGCGAATCGCGGTGCCGGTCGATATTGGCCTGCTGATCCTCGTTGATGCTCCAGAGCATCTTGAGCGCCTCGCGGGTGTCGTCGGGGAGCGGCCGGTCTATGGGCATGTCATAGCCTCGCCGTCGGCTCGAGGTCGAGGTCAAAGCCGATGAGCTTCCACTTGGCTCCCATCTCGAAGCACTCGACCCGGTAAGAGAGATATCGGAAGGTGCCGAAGAAGCCGAGCTTCACAGTCGTCCCCTGCGTGAAGTCCTGCGCGGGCTGCCACGCCACCGGCGCTTTGCGGCCCATCGAGAAACCGATGGTGATCGAGAACGTGATGCCGTCGTCGCAGACGAACTTGGGCCAGATCTCGCGCATGACCGCCAGGCGCCCGTGGTCGATGACGATCTCGCCGCGCGACGTCCCCTTCACCGCCACGCCGATGCGCTCGACGTAATTCACCGTGCTGTCATCGACGTCCACCGTATCGCCGTTGACCCGAAGGACCAAGGCCGTCGACATCAGGGCGAGTCCCTCGACCGAGCGCTCGTAGGTATTCGATTCCCAGGTGAGGGGATCCTGCGCGGCCCAGGTTCCGACCGCCGAGGCCCATGAGTTGGCGCCGGCGGTGGGCGTGGTGGGACCGGAAGCGATGGCATGATGGTTATCCTCGATGTCGCGGATCGTCCAGGTGTCGAACTGCCAGTTCCACACGAGGGCCATGTTATTGACCACCGTGCCGCCGTGGGAGAAGCAGATCCAGACTTCCTTGGCGGTCATCTTGCGGACGCAGCGCACCTTGTCGTAACTCGCCGGGGTCAGTTGCGAGAAGAACCAGCGCTTGGTGCGGTCATAGCCTATGCTGGTGACACTCTGCAAATCGTGAATGACGAAGTCGTCAGCGGTCACCTGGAAGACTTTGTTGAGGAACGTGGTGGCGCAGCCCTGCGCCAGCAACCCGATCTCGCTGAAGACCCGCCGGAAGGCCATGATGTCCTGGCCGCCAATGAAGGTCATGGCCCACGTCTGGGCATTGGTGCCGATCATGAGCTGGTTGCCGACCTGGATGCCGTCGACGATACGGTCCTCGCCTTCGGAGAGCGAGATCTGCCCGGCATCGAGTGTCTCGTCGGCCACATCCCAGGAGGGCGGAATGTTGAGCGGGTCAGCCGGGTGCGACCACATGACGAGGCGGTCGTCCCGTTCCCCGCTGATGGTCACATCCAGAGCCACCAGGAACTCCTTGAAGGGGGTGACAACCTTGGCCCGGTGAGTCGAGGGCCAGTTGGGGAGGTCGATCAGGTCAGTGGCAGCGTTGGGCAGATCCCAGTTCTGGGGCACGTCGACGCCATTGTTCAGGATCAGGTGGTCGTTGAACATCCCGCCCTGCCAGAAGTCCTGGGCTCCTCCGGTGTAGGGGCCGGAAAGGCGGGTGATGTCGTCGACGGACGGACCGGAGAGAGCCATCACCTGAGAGAGGCCCGTGTAGACCCAGAACTTGCCGATCAGGCTGTGGACGAAGAAGAGACCATAAGGGGTCGGAGAGGCTCCGGCATTGGTCACCGTGTGCCATGAAGGCGCTCTCTGGACACCTCCCAGTTCGAACTGCACGTTGCGGCAGTCGTTCCAGAAGTTGGGCGGCAGGTCGTAGGGCGGCTGGTCGATGATCAACCCGGTCTTGCCGACGAATTGGACGGGGACGATCATTACTGGTGGCCCGCCTCCCAGGTCATTTGGTTCAGCATGGCGTCTTCGCCGGAGCCGATGACGGCGCGGCGCCGGGACTCGAGACGCGAGGTGGTTTCCTGGGCCACGCGGCGGCGGGCTTCGGCCCGGTCCTGCCCGAACAGCGTGGCCGCCTCGTTGTCGCGGATGTTGCGCGCCACATGCCACCCGGCTTCTGAGATCAGCAGGTCGTTGGCTTGTATAGACCAAAGGTTCTCGCTCGAGGGACTGACCAGCGGGTCGATCTTCCGGTAGTAGTAAAGCTCGAAGGTGTAACTTACGTCCGGATTGGGATACAAGACTATGTTGTCCCCGTAGATATGGAAGTTCCTGGGGCGGCCAGGGCGGGGGTCGATAATATGCTCCATCTGCCCGCCGTAGACTTTGACCGGAGTGGCCCAGTATACGGTCTCGTCGGTTCTCTTTCTGAGCAGGAGCCAGTCATCGAAAGTCTCGATGAAATCGGGGACCAGCGGAGTGATGCCCTTGTCATATTCGATGCGCTGGGCGTAGGCGAGGAACCAGGGATAGGGCGGGGTCTTTTCAAGCGTGCGCTGCGCCTCGCGGATCTCGTTGTAGATCATCTGGTCGATGTCGGTGCGCTGGCCGAGGCGCCCGGCGAGCAGAGTCTTCATTTCATCGAGCGTCATGGCGTTACCACCCGAACTCCAAGATGATGCAATAGCCGGAGCCGCCCGCCCTGCCCCCGTTCCCCACGCCGGGAGACGCCGATCCTCCTCCTCCGCCGCCGCCGCTGTTGGGTGGAGCCGCCGTATCGGTGCGTCCGCCGGTTCCGCCGCCATGCCCGCCGAAGGCTAAATTCGCGCCGCTGAACGTTCCATCGAAGCCGTACGTGCCGGGGAAGACTATGTCGCCTACGCTGAAACTGGTGGCGAGGGGCGGCCCCCCTTCGTATTGAGCCGTGCCCGGCTGGCCTTCCCTGGCGAGACAGTTGAACGACACCCCATCGAAGAAGGCAGTGGACTGCCCGGCGGTGCCTAACCCTGAAGTCGCCGCTCCGCCCGTTCCGCCGTTCCCGACCTGGACGGCACCGGAGGCGATCGCCGACACATCGAGCCACTTGATGGCGATGGCCCCGCTCGAGCCGCCGCCGCCGGAGTGTGCCGATGGGGCAGCTCCGTTCCCTCCGCCTCCCCCGCCGAGGCAATAAATGAGGATGCGCTTCACGTTGGCCGGACGGGTCCACGTTCCCGACGCCGTGAAGGTCTGGATCGACTTGAGGAAGGTAATGCTTTGCATCACCGTCTTGATGAGGCGGATGTGGTCGTCGCCAGAGGAGACGGCGTCGGTCGAGAGCGGATTGGTGGGGACCAGATCCCCGATGCCTGTGCCTGTTTCAAGCCCCATGTAAGCTCTCCTTGTCGGCGTTGCGCCCTTCGTAAATGACTGTGGTATTGTCCACTCTATGTTCCTCGTACCGCGGGAGGGAATACATCTTGTTGCCCCAATGGCCGACCAGTGCGCTAGTGTCGTGGTCGACCCAGATGGGGATGCCCGCCTGCTCGAGCTTCTCGCAGAAGCCCCAGTCTTCCCCCTGCCACCGCTGTTCGGACTCGATCCACTTCACCGGGAACCACGGTTTCTTGATGTCGTGGAACACCGTCGACTTGATCATCATGACGCCGGTGCCGACGCGCCACACGCGCTCGAGGCCGGTCATGCGCTCGCAAGGAATGAGCTTGCCGTTCTCGCCGAAGCCGAGGCAGGCGGTCTCCATCGGCGGATCGACCTTGGTGGCGATGTTACAGGCGACGACTGCCCGCTGGTGAGTGAGCAGCCGCGCGACGACGGAGGCCGGGAACGATTGATCGGTGTCGATGAACAGTAAGTGGGTGAAGGAGTACTTCAACGCCATCTCGCCGAAGTGCTGGCGCGCGGCCCACAGCATGGATGTCTTGTGGTTCAAGACCGCCATCTCGATTTGAGGCTCGTGGCGCATCGTCTGGGTGAGCATGTTGCACATGGCCATCCCGAACTGATCCGACCAGTGGCCCGTGGTGGGAAACCCGACCAACACTTTGGCTGAGATCACGCTGATTACGCTCCCGGTTGAGGGTGTACTAGTACTAAATGACCACCATATTGCCTATATAGGCGCAGGTCTCTTCGGCGAGTACCTCGAGGCCGCACTCGGTGAGCCAGCCGTCGATGATCGAGTCGGTGCCCTTGTCCTGTTGATCCTCGATCAGCTTGGTATCGCGGAGGAAGCGGTACTTCAGAACCGTGGGATCGAGGATGAACGCAGCGTTTGTATACTGCGCGTGGACGTTCATGAGCGGGTGCGTCTTGAACCCGATCTGCCCCTGCGGCAGGGTCCACACGTTCAGGTTCATGCCGAACATCTTGACGATGCCGTCCTGGTTGATGACCGAATCGGTCTTGGCCAGTTTGTTCAGCGAATTGAGGAAGCCGTTGCCACAGAAAGCGATGCGCTGATCGCCGGCGCGGGTATCCCAGTTCCAGATCGGGTACGTGGCATCCATAAACGTCGACGTGGTGATGCCGGTCGAGGATTGAAAGATCGTCACGTTCGAAGTGATGAAGCTTCGGAGGCCGCCCGTGGTACGGGTCAGGTTGCCGGTGGCTTGGGGCGAGGGATCGACAACCTCGGATGCCAGCCCGTACAGGAACTGCATCTCGATGTCGCGGCCGTGAGCGAAAGTGGCCCTCTCCCGGTCGTTCTTATAGGCATCGCCAGTGCGGGCAAAGGTCTTATCGGCGGTGCCGGTAACGGCCCAATTCGTTCTGAAGATCTGGCAGTAGTTGGTGTACTTGGTCGGATTGTTCGATACCGACGCAGGCCGGGTCGAACCTTCGCCGAACGCCGTGCCGAGTGCGGTCAGGAAAGTGCCGCCGGTAGTTAGGGCTACGGGCGTGGTGCCGAACTGACCGCGCTTGAGCACAACCGTCGTATCGTTTGTGACCGACGATACGAGAGCGATTTCCACGTTGGCCGCCACGTAGGATACCGGCTCGGTGGTGCCGATCGTGTCGACTTTGATCAGTTGGTTGGGGCGGAGCGCGAGGGCGCCGCCGGTCACCGTGAGCGTGCCGGCCGTGGTGGCGCCGGCGGCGGTCAGCGTCAGGCGGATGACGGTGTTGCGCTCATTCCACCACGAGAACTGCGGATCGGTCACCGAGGAAGAACCGAGCTTCTCGGTGAGGGCAAACAGCGGCGACTTGCCGTTGGGGTTGAGGAAGAGGATGGTCTCCCGGAAAGATTTGGGGCGCTCGTCGGTGCCCCAGTCATCGGTGGCGCGAACGCCTGCGAAAAATGCCATTGAAATTCTCCTGGTCTAAGCCCTAACGGCCGTTGCGCGCGTGGTTCACCATGTCCGCGAACACGTTGTACGAGGGGGTTGGTGAAGGGGCTACGCTGCCGGGACCGAGCGGGGTGCGGGCAACGATGTTGCCGTTCCCGTTCTGGTATGGGGGCTGGGCCGCAGGAGGCTGGGGAGCATTATTAGCTGGGGCATTGGTGGAGGGAGACATGCCGAGCATATTGCGTACCAATATGCCGATCTCCCGGGTGGCGATGTCCCGGGTGAGTCCCGGATTACCGCGGTTGGCCTGTATGTAGAGGGCCGAAATTCTGTCGATCTCGTGCTTGGGCACTTGCCGCAAGTCCTGGTTGACGGTGAAGAAATCGTTCTCGGCCTGGTGCACTTGGAACATCTGCTGGATGGTCGACTGAACCACCTGCGCCATCTGCTGCCGGATCTGCGGGTGCTCGGCGATGATCTGCGGCATCTGCTGCTGGAGCGTGGCGACGGTCGCCTCGTAGGCGTTGAGCGTGATGTCGGCGGCCATGTCGGGCAGCACGCGCTCGGGTTCGGTCGCCATCATGAGCGCGCGATCGGGGGTGAGTTGGTAAGAAGAAGCAATCTGCTGGCGCACCGTGTCGCGCACTTGCGCGTGTTGAGCCGCCTGCTGCTGCTGCGTCATGGGCGGAGCCTGCTGCGCGTATTGCTGCGGAGCTTGCTGCTGAACCTGCGGCTGCGCGTACTGTTGTGGCGGCTGCGCTGGGCGCTGCTGCTGCGCGTTGAGCGCACCAACGGCGGGCGGCGCTCCGTTAGCCCCTTTCCCGATTGAGGGCACCACGGGCTGCGGAGGCTTCGGTTCGACCGGCCCACGGGCGTGGCCCATGATGTCGGCGAGCACCGACTCCTGACGGGCCGCGGTCTCTTTGCCAGGCGCGCTCGAAGACGGAGGAGGAGAGGCGGAACTGTCTGAAGGCGGGGCTGCGGAGGTGCCTCCACCGCCAAGATCCGCCCCCCCTCCCTCGCCCTCGATCGAGAGAAGCCCTAACTCCATTTCATCAAAACTACTCTTCTTCCACATTTTCAATCTCTCGTTTCAATACTTCGATGGCGTTGCGCCAGTTTTCGGCAAAGCGCTCGGGAGCCTGCCGGGCCATGTCAATCCCCTCGCAATATCCCTGGAGGATTGCGGATTGTTGGAGCTGCTCTCCCACCAGGGGCTTAGTCGCAAGCTCATCGCGCTTATAACGAAGAATGGCTCCGAGCTCACGGCGCAATATACGCCAGCCTGGGTGCTGCTCAAGAGCTTCAAGGTGCGTGACGTCATTGCGGTGCTCCGCCAGCTCCGTTGACCATGCTTGCAATCGCTGCTGTCGGACTTGTTCCGGGGTATCCGCCACCGCCTTCGCCTCCCATTGCCTGCCCCGCGGGGACTAGATTTCCGGCCTGCGCCTGCTGCATCGCCGCCTCGTCCGGCGTGATGCGAAACTGCGTGATGTTCTTCAAACCCGCGAGCGAAGCCATGTGCCCGAAGATCCGCGAGATGTCGTACTGCTGGGCAATCTGCGGGTTCTTCCCGATCACCGAGAAGATCTCTTTCCAGAGCGTGGCCTGCGCGAACCGGTCGACCGGGAGCGTGCCATCGACGGGCACGTAGTCGAATTCGCCGGTAATCATCGTCTTATCGACGTTGACGAACTTGGTGCCCTGCATCAGGTCGCCGGCGATGCGGAACATCTTCTCCTGGTCGTAGAACTGTTGTAAGTTCGCCACCATTTTGCGGCTTAAACGCGACCAGCCCAGAGCAGAGGCGAAGTCGCAGAATGTCTTCATGCGATTGGCTCCCTGGGCGGCGGCCGTCCGGACTTCGGTTGCAGTCTTTCTGCCGCGACCAAGGGAACCCATCAGCGAGTCGTTCGACCCGGTGATCTGCTGCATCAACCCTTCGGTGAACTGCGTGTCCGAGAGATGCCCTCGAGTGGGATCGACGTTCATCAGTTCCGCGACGGCGGAGCGCACGTCGGTGCCATAGCCTGTGCCGGGGCGCATGCGGACGATCCGTCCGGGTCCGCCGTCGATCAAGTCTTTCACATTGATGCGGTCGGGATCGATGATCAGGTTGCCGTTGAGCGAGCGCCGCACCGAGAACATGTGCGTGTTGTAGAGCCAATTGATCACGTCGTTCAGCGGCTTGGTGACTTCCATCATCCCGCGCGTCGATGAGTCATAGCCGTCGGTCTCCCAGGCGATGGCGTCGTAGGGGAACTTACAGTGCCTCAAACCGAGGGGACTGGCTTTGATGATGACCGAGTTATTCGCCACCAGGAATTCCCACTTCTGGTAGTACTTGCCGGGAAGCTTCCACGCCTCCGGCACCACGTTGACGACGACGCGGAAGATGCCTACCTTGCCGCCCTTGAGATCCTTCGGATCCCAAACCTTTTCGGCAGCGAGCATGTTATCCCGGCTGCCGGCCGTAGAGGGGGCCATGTTGTTGCCGCCCACGCCCATGCCGCCCTCGAGCTGGTCGAGGTTGAACAGATCCCACTCGTTCTTCATCGAGCGGAGCCGCTCGAGGCCCATCATCATCGTGTGGCCGCAGAACTCGCCGTCCTGGAAGTTGACGAGGGGTACACCTGGATCCGGATACCAATCGTAGGGGCGCACGTTGGTGAGCCGGTTACCGCAGTAGCCTTCCACGCGCTCTTCCACCAGTTCCCATTTCGGATCCGCACCGAGGTCGATTCCCCCAAGCGTAGGCGCTATAGGGACGTACTCACTGAAGATTTGGTATTCCTTCGCATAATCCGAACCCACTACGCCGCAGCCGTATTTGATGGCGTCGAGCAGCCAGATGAACTCGTTGGTCGCCATGTCGCCGATGTCCTGGTTGTAGGCGATCAGGGCTTCGAGGCACTGCGTCGACTGCTCGGTCTCCCCGTGGCGCCCGCGGAATTGCCAGACCGGATCGCGCCCCAGGAAGACGCTCGTGGCATACGTGTGACTTGTCAAAGCAAGCGCGTAGCTATACGGCAAAATGACTTCACTAAACTGTGAAGCGCTACCCTGTTCACGCGCTCTTTGCTTTTTGGACGATGCCTCAGTCTCTGGTAGGTAAGCCCTATACAAATCTTCAGCTTTCTTCCATTTTTCGTGACGGCTGCTCATCCTGTTCCTGGAGGAGCTAAACATGTGCAGCAATTTCTCTAGGATTTCCTGATGCACGTCCCCATCGAACGGAATTTTAAACTTGCCGGTCACGCTGCCTCCTGACAAAATGGAGCGAGCCGCGCAGCGTTGACGCGCCGCAGCGGCTCTTGACCGATTGAACCTTTCATGGAGGCCCAATGGCTAAAACAGATTGTACGTTGCTGCCGCAAATCGCGGACAAATATCTTGCTCGATACCGGTCGCACTTCGATCAAAGCGCTGGGCCGGATGCCTGCTGGATCTGGACGGGCTGCAAGATGCGTACCGGCTACGGATTCATGAGCATTAGATCGGAAGGAAAGAGCCGGAATATCTACGCCCACCGAATCGCCTTTTTCTTGGGCTACGGGTACGATCCCGCCCCGCTCTTCGTCTGCCACAAATGTGATGTAAGGGCGTGCGTCAATCCTAACCACCTTTTTGCAGGCACCGCGACCGAGAACTTCCGCGACTGCCAGTCCAAGGGGAGAATGAAGTGGAAGACCGATCACCTCTACCGGACACATCCGGAGCTTTCGTCGCGCGGAGAGCGGCACGGAAACGCGAAGTTGACCGAGGTTGACGTTATCGAGATCAGAAGGATGTTCGCAACGGGGTTGTACAGTCAGCCAGAAATCGCCGCCAAGTTTGGGATCGCGGCGACCAACGTATGCCTGATCGTGAATCGGAAGCGATGGGCGTACGTGTAGGATCACGGCATTTCCCCCAAGTAAAGCGCCATGCTAGTGAGGGCCATCACGGCGAGCAGGAGTGCATCGAGCCAGCTCACTTTCGAAGCTCCACCACAAGATAGATGATCCCCAGCAGAATCACGCACAGCACGGCGATCTCCGGCCACGTCATCTCGCGTTTCCACATCGGCTCGAGGCCCTTCAAATCCTGGAAGCGTAAAGGTGTGCGGCCCATAGAGGAACTTCATATTCGCATGTAAACGCGGATAGGCGTGAATTTTCATCGTGGAAAGAGCCTCGCACCGCCTCCGACCCCCAGTTGATGGGCGAGGAAGAGCAGCAGCACGATTAGAAGTAACCCGCCCACGATCCATTTCACGGGGGCCGGGAGCTGGTAGGTGACGATGATCCAATTCAATCCCCACACTACGATTGCGAAGATGATAATCGCGATGATCAGGTAGATCAATTGGTCAATCACATTGCCTCCTTCGGGGCGTAGAATGGAACGAGCCGCGCAGTGTATCAGCACCGCAGCGGCTCTGACGATTGAGACCTTGGTCGAGGAGGCCCCAATGGCTATCACAGATGGTATCCCGCTCACCCCGATTTCCCCTAGCGACATCGCCCGATATTGGGTCAAGGTGGCGAAACGAGGGCCGGATGAATGTTGGCTGTGGACGGCTAGCACTCAGAGTGGATATGGACAGATTGGTTTCGGCCCACGAGGGAAAAACTGGGTGATCCGGGCGCACCGCCTCGCCTACTTCCTGGAGTATGGAGTGGATCCTGGACCTTTGTGCGTCTGCCACAAATGTGACGTGAGGCTTTGCGTGAATCCTCGCCATCTTTTTTTGGGCACGAAGACCGACAATATGCAGGACGCCAAAGCCAAAGGACGATTGACATCCTCCGGGGATACCCACTGGACGCGGCAACATCCGGAGCTTACGCAACGAGGAGAACGCCACTATTCCAGGAAACATCCGGAGCTTGTTCCTTGCGGGGAAGGGCATTGGAACTCCAAGCTGACCGGGAGTGCCGTCGCCGAGATTAGGGCGCTTTACGCAACCGGGGAGTTCAGCCAATCCGCTCTCGGCAGAAAGTTCGGAATTACGCAGAGCGTCATCAGCGAAATCGTGCACCGCATCCGGTGGAAGCACATCGTGCCATGATCTCACGGGCATAAACGCCACCCGTTTTCCAACTCCACGGTATTGCCGGGAGTGTTGATGTCGTCGAACATGCCGACACTGTCGCTCAGTTCGAGGACCAATGAAACCGCCATCGACAGGGCATCGAGCAGATCATCGTGGCTAGTCCCCGGATACGACTCCCACTGCTCCAAAAACTCACGTTGATCACGGCGAACGTAGAGCTTCCCGTTCGATGCCAGCCCTGCCAGAGACTGGCGAATCCGGATCGGCTTCGCCCGTTGGTCTTTCCAGATCTCCACCACATGGAAACGGCCACGGCGCTTCATCTCCTCATCGAGAAAATACTTTAGGGTGGCCTGAAATGCGATTCCTTCGACTCTGATTCGCATTGGCTTCCACTTGCCCGCCAACTCGAAAAACGTATTAGCAGTCCATCCTGGGTGATGATTACGACTGAGAGCGTACTGGAGTAAATATACGTCACGATTCGAAGTGAGACCCACCACGCAATGGCATTCGAAATCCTTGGTTGCCAGCGCTCCTGCTACCTGCGCTGCCGTCGGCGGTGGAACGGGATCGACACCGATAGCAGTTATCATGTTCAGCGGTGGCGTCTCGTAGTAGCGGAGATCCGACATTCTGAAGAATTGGCCCTCGTCCGGCACGAGGACGCACCGCTTTTCGCGGCAGAAGTAGGAATGTTGGTTCTCTCTCCGGGAAGCCTCCTCCTCCTTTATGACAACTGCGGTCGGGAATCTTTCCTCCCAGCGGCTTTTCCCAGCCTCGTCGAAAATTCCGAACTTCCTGAATCTGAAATCCGGATTGTGCTCGGCGCGAGCTATCAGATCCTGTGGCCTCATCGGAGTCTGGAGGAGCACAAGTTTGGAATTTGGAGCCTCAGAACGCGGCGCCATTGTATTCCAAATCGATGCAAAAACTAATTCGTTAAGTTTGCTTCTCTGCGTCTCATTCCCAACGTTTTCTTCCGTTTGAACGTCGTCCAGACACACCAGATCCGGTCTGTAGTTTGCGATATTTAGCCCTCTTACCGAGCTTGTGATGCCGAGCGCAACCATGCTGATCGTCGTCTCCGGCTTCGATTGCGAAAGGCGGCAGAGGATGTCCAACCTGTCCGAATTCCACACGTTACCGGGGCGTAATCCATAGACCTGCGCGAAGGCGAGACCGTCCTCACTACCTCCTTCGATCAATCTTCGCAGCCAGTCACCCGATTCCTGCGCCTTATCACTCGACGCCCCGAGGTAGGCGATGGTGCGCGAAGCCCGGTAGGCTACACTCCACGCGACGTAGGCGCGGAGGAGGGTGGTCTTGGCACCGCCGCGGAAGACGGCAATGGCGCTCAGACTCACATCGGGATTCGTCCAGTCCTTCCAGATCTCGCGGTGAAATTCCGGGCTCGACTGGCGGAAGGCGGAGGGGAAGAAGGTGCGGCAGAAAAGCTCCCCGTCGGTGGCGCACAGCGATACTAATTCGTTGAGGTCGACGGACGGGGAGCGTGTCTGCTTCATCGGCTATTTGTGGGCGGTGTGCGCGGCCGGTGTGGTGGCCGCGACGGGAGGATGCTTGTCGTTCTTGTCATCCTTGGTGTCCTTGGGTTTGGCCGGATCGCCGAAGGCCATGTCGCGGACGTGCTGGAAGGCCCAGCGGTCGTCTTCGGCCATGCGGCGGTGTTCGTCCGGATCGTCGAAGGGGCCGCGGGAGAGGGCCAGGTTGGCCACGGCGCGCCACCTCAGCTTGATGGATAAGTCGGCATCCTTCCAGGCGGGAACCTTGTCGCCCGACTTCCAGTAAGCCGCCCAGGCGGCAAAGAGTTTCTCGGCCAGCCCTTCGGCGGTGTGCTCGGGACCGGGTGCCGGGAGCGGCGTGGGTTCGGGCTTCGAGTAGCCCGTATCTTTTTCTGTCATCTGTTCAATTCTCCTTGGATCGAATCAAACGAGTAATCGAGTCAGAGTCCCTCGCGAGGACTTTACTTTCCTTTGCCCTTGGCGATGATGCCGCCCGCCAGTGGCGGCTTAACGGCCATCGCTGCCCCGCCGATGGCAGTCTTGCGGGACATCAGCGGAGCTTCCGCGGCGTCTGCGGCGGGAGCCGTGGAGATCTCGCGGTAGGTCACGTCGACGGTGAGCGTGCCGTCGCCTCCGGTCACGTCCGCGGGTTCGATGTGGAGCATGAGCGCGGTGGCCTCGGGCGCCACGTTCTGCGGGTACGGCAAGGCGGTGATCGAACCGGTCGAACTGGCCGGGGTATCGAGGAGTCCGGCGGCGGGGAGAGTCTCCGATACCGCCACGCCGTTCGCCTTGACCACGAGGAGGTTGGCGCCGGCCACGTAGGCGAGCGTACCGAACGTATAGGTGAGCGCGCCGGAGACGAACTGGAGTTGAATGCCGGCGGCGGGCGCGGGGACCAGCGTGATGGGTGTGGCAACGAGTGCCAGGAGTTGGGCCGAGGTGACGCTCGCCTGGCCGGTGATGGGTTCGGGCAGATCGACCGGCTCGTCGGTGGCGTGCTGCTTCTTCTTCAAAGGCAGCGGCTTCACATCGCGCCTCAGATCTTCCTGGACATCGGTGGCGACCTGGCCGACCACGGCCCAATCGGTCTGGACGTCCGGTGAGAGCGCAGCCCATTGGGGATGGGGGCCGAGGATGTCGATGGCCCTCTCATCTTTCGACTCGCCGGCGGATGCTTCAAAGAGGATAGGCGGCGGGGGAGGCGGAGTTTCCTCCTCGGCGTCGATCGACTGCTGGGCGACGAGGTACCAGGCGTTCTTGACGGTACGCTGGGTCTCCGACCAGGTGGGGATGGGGGCGAGCGTCTCCGCCGTCATCCAGTCGAGCATCTGGGCCTTGGCCGTGTAGAGGCGCTCGGCGAGTTCTTCCATCGTGGTGGTTTGCATCAGGTTTCCTGTTCTTCGAGGTTGGCTTCGAGGGTGAGGGGCACGGCGGCGCGGCGTGAAAGCGCCCGCTCGCGCGCCTCATTAATAATGTTCACGTCGACCTGGAGATGCGAGTGGACGTGCATGTCGGTCGAGTAGCCCTTGGGGTTGATGTAGCCGAGAGCGGTCAGGGAAAGCTTGGCGGCGGTGAGCAGCTCGCGCGACTCGAGTTCGTTCTCTTCGAGCCTTCTATCCACTTCATCAAGCGAGCGGTGGGCGAGCGATGTAAGCTTCTCCGTGATCTGCGCCCCGGCGAACACCGCCTCTTTTCCCAATTCTTTACAAGCTTCTTTATACGCCTGCTGGAAGAGATCGTTGTGGACGAGAATGTGGACGTATTGGCGGCCGTAGTTGAGTTCGATGGCCGCTTCCCGCAACTGGCGGTGGGGATTGGCGAGCATCCAATTGAGGAGCGCCTGATGGCGGTAGGACAGACTCTTTAGTTCAGTTGCCATTATCGATTCAGATTCCAAAGAGAGGGCCGATGAACCTAGTCAGCGCCCACCGGCCCATTTCCCGGGCGGCGCGGATCACACTGAAGTTCGTCGCCCGAAACCACAGAAATGCCCAATTTCCAACGACTGTCGAAGCGGTTCAAGAGAGTAACCGCCATGTGGCTGCAAGTTTAAACCTGGAATATGAAGACTGTCAATGGACTTAGCCTTGGCCGAGCTGCCCTCTGAGCCAAGTAAAGAAAGCCTGCTGCTGATCGGGGGAGCCGCCGCCTTGGCCGAAGAAGCCAGCCTGCTCGGCGTTGGGCGTGTTGGTGGAGACGGGCGTACTCCTGTTCCAGTACGGCGCATCCCAATTCTCGGCGAGCTGAGGGATGGGGTTATCACCAGCCCACGCCTTGGTTGTGCGGCCCGCCTGATAGCGTGCGGCGACATCTTCCGGTCGATCGCCACGCGCGAGTTGCGTAGCACCCATCGCGGCATCTTGCACGTCACCCTGGCCCCCGAAGTCTAGCCCCAGGAGGGGCGCTGAAGGTGCGCCGCTGCCGGGGCTCGCCATCCCTTGGGTATTCTGAGATACGACATTCGCGCCGAGCAGGGAGCCAAGCCTCTGTGCGGCATCTGGGGTCACATACTGGTTTGAGTTGAAGGGCACCGTCTCGTTGTTCAGCGTGCCGGTGACGCCCTGCTGGAACGGCGATTGTCCGCCGAAGAAGCCGCCGGTGCCTGCGGTGGAGGCAGGAGGCGGGAGTCCTGGATTGGTTTGCGGGGCGCCGCCGGCAAGGGGGCTGCCATAGCCGGTGTCGGAGCGGTAGCCGTTGATGCCGCCGCCGGGAGCCTCCGGGGGAGCAGTGCCGGGAGGAGGTTGGCCGGGCGTGAGTCCTTCGCCACCGGGGCCGACCGGCATGCGGCCGCCGCCTAAGACGGGCGTGCCGGGGAGCGAGGCGAGAGCGCCTCCGAGTCCGCCGCCGCCGAAGAAATCAGGATTGATCGGGAGACCGTTCTGATCGAGTTTAATCGCAGCCATTTACGTGAGCTCCTCTACTTCATTGGCGTCTTCGGCGGGTGCGTAGTCCGGTTCAGAGGGGGGAACGTCGGGCGAGTCCGGTTCGAACATCTCATCGAACTCAGGATCCGGAGGATCTTTGGGTGGCGGCATCTTGATGTTGAGTATATAGCCGCTTCTCTCGCAAGGCAAAAAAAACAGGGCCAGGAGGATCTGCCGATCAGTCCTGGCCCTTACCAGCTTACCGGGTCGTGTTACGGAGGGAGTCTGATTAGGACCGGCGCTTGGTGAAGTAGAGTCCGATCAAACCGGCAGCCATCATTCCATACGTAGCGGGTTCAGGAACTGCAGGCTCGCAGTCCACGCCTTCGACGCAGAGCGGGTTGACGCCCACTCCGACGTAGAACTGATCGATCAGGGAGATCGTCGCGTAGCCGAGACCTTCCGAGTCCGAGCCGACGAGGAAAATATCTTTCACTATCTTGAGGTTATGGTAAGCGCCATCGAGGATGATGGCATCGGCGAGCGGACCGCCGGGAGCGTCGACCTGACCCTGTCCGGCGAGGTGAGCAATCGGAGCAATGATGGACTCGATCACTTCGGCGAACGACTGATCGCCAACCACGGCGCCGTTGAAGAGGAGGCCGACCCCGCCGATGGCCAAGGTGGAATTGAGGTGGTAGGCGACGAGGAAATCGGCACTGGCGAAGCCCCCGTTCGAGAGCGCGGTGAAGCCGCCGGCAAAGCGGATCTGGTTATTGACGAGCGTGACGTCGATGCCGGACGCATCGAGGGGAGCGCACACACCGATGCCGCCGCAGGTGCGCGTAAATTCAAACGAGTCTACAGTTAACAAACCATTTGACAAAGAGCCGCCGGGAAGGAGGAGCGTCGATAACAAAGTAGCACCAGCGGGTAAAGTGCCGAGTGCGAGAAGAGACGCAAGAACGAATGTTCTGATCATCGAAGTACCTTTCTAGAAAGCCGGGCATGGTGCCGGGGATTGCTAGCAAGAGTACCAAAAGAACATGACGTTCCGCTATCGAAATCACGTAGAATGGATCGAGCCGAGCGGCGTTGGAAGCGCCACCCGACTCTGACCGATACGACCTTTCCGAGGAGATCGCATGGGCTTGAAAGATTGTAGAACGCTACCTCCGCTTACCGCGAAGGATAAAGAAAGATTCTGGAAAAAAGTGGATCGCCGCTCCGATTCGGAGTGCTGGCTTTGGACAGCCGGTATGAGGAACAGCGACGGATATGGATGTTTCGGTATTACTCCGGCTGGGCCAAGAAGTCGCATTGTTGTAGCAGCGAATCGCCTTGCTTATTTTCTCGGGCACGGTGTCGATCCAGGGAATTTCTTTGTCTGCCATCATTGCGACGTTCGCGCCTGTTGCAATCCCAGCCATCTGTTCTTGGGCACCCTCGCCGACAACATGCGAGACGCGGCTTCGAAGGGGCGGATGCAGTCCGGCGAGAACCACTACTACCGAAGACATCCGGAAGCCATACGACGCGGAGTGAATAATCCGAGGGCCAAACTGAGCGAAAGCGATATCGCAGAGATCAGGAAGCTTTACGTCGACGGATGGCGTAAACTCGACATCGCTGACAAATTTGGGATAAAGCCCGGTCACTGCTCGGGCATCATCACCAGGAAGATTTGGAAACACATTGCCTAGGCAGAGTCTTCCTCCTCTAGCCACGCTCTGATGAACATGGCGGCTTGTTCTGCGCAAACGGCGTCGCCGTAACCGCGGAGGCGGAGGACGCGCGCTTCTTCGCCTTGAGCGAGCGGGAAGCCCGGATGGCGCACCGGCACCAGATCTCCGGAATGCCCATCAGCCAGCGACTTAGGGCAGGATTCAATTGGCCGGAGGCTGGGTGCGTCTCCCAGCCGCTGTGCTCTCGTATAAACCCAATCGGCCCCTCGCCAGAAGCCGTTAACCGGGCCTGCATTGCCAAGTCCGTTACTGAGATTCCCATCGAACTCCCGCGCGCCACCGATCGCCGCTTCCGTTCCAGGAAAGCTTCCGGTTCCCCGTTCGCCTGATTCGCGCACGGAGTGGCCCAGCCCGCCAGTGTGGCTGAACTCGCAAGGCTCGATCCCTTCCCCTCGCGCAGCAACTCCCGCGCTGCCGCCTCCGGCGACATCCGCGAATTGTTGTCGTCCTTCACGCAGGGCGTGGGCCAGCCCGCCAGCATCGCAAAGTCGTTCAGTTCGTTCGACCGCTCTGGATTTCCGGCCCTCGCCGCTTGCCCGCCCCCGCTCCCGTTCGAGGCATTCGGCGTGGGCCAGCCCGCCAGGAGGGCGAAGTTCCTCAGCCGCTGGTCGCACGTCTTCAGATCTGAGGTGCCCAGACGAGCCTCCACTTTCGGCCCGTCCTTCTTGTAATCCTCGTTGGTCGGAGTGGGCCAGCCCGCCAGGAACACCGTACCCCGCAGGTTGTTCTTCTCGATCTCGTGCTCCACCGACTCCGGGGTCGCCGGACTCCGCACATCTCCCTGCACCGGCGTGGGCCAGCCCGCCAGTGCCGCCGCATCCCCCAGTTGCGCTCCGTAACCCGTCTTCCGCTCCAGGCTGTACGGCCGCGGGCCGCCCATCCCGTCCGCTTTCATCGGGGACGGCCACCCCATCATCGGATTCGGCCGGACCCCATTCGCCCGCAGCGAGGCAATCATCGTCCCATTCCGCGTCTTCCTCATCTTCCAGCGGTAGGAGTAGAGCGTGGAGCGGAGCCCGTTCGTGGTTGCCATCAGCCGCCCCAGCATCCTTTGCTGAAGATCCTCTTCGGCCGCCGACGCCGTGGAGAACAGTTCCATCTGCATCCGATACCCCCGTGAAGTATAAGCGTTGTCTTATGTGGGGAGCTCCGAAGGCCGCCGCCGGCATGTCGAAGCCGCACACCGAATACCCCGCCGAATTGAGATCGCCTTTGACTCCGTCGAACCATTGGATCCCATCCTTCGAACTGACCTGCTCGCCGAATAACACCGGCGGCTGCAATTCCCGGATGAGCTCGAAAGCTACCGGCCACAGGTGGCGCTCGTCCTCCACTCCGCGGCGCTCACCGGCCGCCGAGAACGGCTGGCAGGGGCAGGAGAGCGTGAGGACGGGGCGGTCATCGGGCCACCCCGCCTGGCGAAGGGCATACTGCCAGATCCCCACGCCCCCGAACAGATGCCATTGCGTGAAGCCTTTGAGGTCTTGGGCTTTGACATCGAGGATGGAGCGCTCGTCGACCTCGCCATTGGCGATCACGCCTTCGGTGATCAGCTCGCGGAGCCAGGCGGCTTTTCCGGGATCCCACTCCCCGTAATAGACCACGGGTTACACACTGAAGCCGGCGGCGCGCAGCTCGGCGGTGCGCTGCTCGATGGCCGCGGCCTCGCCGTCCTTGTCCTTGTCAAAGGCCCACCAGCCGGCGGAGTAGACTTCCCACAGGTCGTCGCCGTTATTGACCACCAGCCAGTATTGCGACTCGGTGACATAGCCGTCGGGGGTGGGGACTAAGATGTCGAAGATCAGCGTGGGCCAGTTCTGTTTGGCCCAGACGAGGATGTCGTCGGCGGTGTCCTGGGTGGGATAGTCGACCGGATTGAGCGGGTACACCGGCGTCGAAAAACCATAGCCGAGGTTCACGCTCCAGGGGCGGTTGTAGGTGGAGGGGCCGACCTCCTCACGGTTGTGGGTGTAGTAGAGTTTCTTGTTCCACGGGCTGTAGAGATAGCCCTTCATCGCGCGCACGAGGATCTTCGAGGGATCGATGGCGGCGGCTTCGGCGGTTTGTTCTTGTTCTTCGGGCACGGTTATTCTCCTGACGGACTATTTCAAAATCTGGTCTAAGCTTTGAAGGGGATTGGCCTTGGCTTTGAGTTTCAAGACCTGCGCCACCACGTCGGACCGGGAAGAGACTTCGCGCCTCTTGTCGACGGGCAAAGCGGCAAAGCGCGCCTGGGCTTCGGCCTCGGAGGTTTTGAGCAGGACGGCCAGAGCCCTGACCGTGATGCTGTAGGATTGCTCCCCACGGCGAAGGCCCCAGTCGCCCGACTTAAGCTGCTCCCAGAGCTTCCCTGCTTTCTCCCGCGCTACTTTCGGCGAGCCTTTGGCCATCACATACGCCTGCTGGCAGCGGGCGATCAGCCCCCAGTACATAAGATCGGTCTGGATATTCTGCGGCAATTCGGCGAGGTCGAGGACCGTGGTTTCCGAGTCCTGCCATTCGAAGATGAGCAGCCCTTTGTCGGCGGCCCAGTCAATTGATTTCGATACGCGCTGTGGAGTTCTGGAAGTGGGGGCTTCTTCCCCGTTGGATTCGGACATGGTTAGATAGAATGGTAGCTAGAAACCTGGATGGGGTCAAGCGGTTTAGATTATACGGGTGCCAAGCCGGGAAGTTGGGGAATCAGTACGTTAAGTATCGAAGGAACGCTCCCGCGCCGCGGCACCCTTGCCGTCAATTTGACCACACCTTGAGGCGGGCGCAACGGTTTTCCGCCCTGGATAACAAAACAACCCGCATCGGAAGGATTTGTAAACGGAGGCCGCTGCGCCCTCGATGCTAAGATGCCGGAGAAGGGGCAACCGTTTCAGCCTTGGCCGGCGGCTTCCGGAACCTGGGATGGCAACCCGGATCCCTGCGCCACAGGACGCGGCCGCTGTCGAGGCTCGCCTTGCCGCACTCGCCGCACGCCGTGCAGCAGTACTCCCCGGTATCGGCCAGACTCACCTCGAATTCCCGGCACCCCGGACAACGAAGATGGATCGCACGCATAAATGAATCGGGCGGCTGAGGAGTGGGATCTGCCTCGCCGCCCAAGGATCAACACAAGACTGTCTCCACGATTATGGCACGAAAGCCGCGGCTCTGATCAACCGCGGCCCCCGTGCATATGGCTATACAGTTCCGAACTTGCTCAGCCTATCACAGCTTTCCGCGTGTGATCCACCGGTCCCAGCCGGATCCGCACCGGCAACGGCCCCCGCGTCTTCCTCGCGTGCGCCAGCTCGATCGCAAACTTCGCGTCCGCCACCTCCAGGAACTTCCCCAACTCGTCCCCCGCATACCACGCCGGATACTTCCCGCCGGTATTCTGCCCGTAAATGCCGCCCGTGAAGAATCCGTTGTCCTGGCAGTAGGTGTTGTCGATCCACTTCATACCTAGCCATATAACACAAACGCCTCCCGGAGGAGGCGCTGGTGCGTTAAATTGTTCGGTGCGTTAGATTGCCTAACGCCCTCAGCGTATCACATCTCCACGATTTTCCACAGCCCTCCCTAAAAAACCAGTTGCGCTTTCTCTTCGCCAGGATCATGATTGGAGACGTTAAATTGCTTCTGTCCGGACGATGTCCGGCGCGTTAGCCATGCCGATCAAAAAGGCCAAACAGCAACGACGCTTCGCCGCCCAAGCGGCTGAACTCGAACGCCTCCGCTCCGATCACGCCCAATCCGTCGCCTCTTCCCCTCAACCCGACGACAAAAACGAGGCTTGGCTCGCCTTCCTCAAAGCCAACCCCTCCTTCGTCGACAACAACACAGACCTCTTCCGCTTCACTCCAGCCCAACTGCTCCGCTACCAGCGTCGAGCCAAGGCTCTTAAGAATTCTCAGAACGCCTCCAAGGCTTCCCGCAGCAGACCATCAAAGACGGCCGGCCTCATACCAGAATCCAGCCTTGCCGTACCAGACTCTGCACCTAATACGGGTTCACGCTCCGTGTCGTGTCCGACCGGTAGTGGTTCTCTCAAACGCGGCCACACGGCTCCCATCGTGCGTCTTGGTCTTGCGGTCCCCGCAACGGCCTCGCTCGCTGGCCGTCCTCAGGATCCACAGGGTGCCGACGCACTCCCGTGGGAACCGCGTACGAAGTAGCTCGCGGCGAAACTGTCGGACTTCGGGTGCTCTCCACCCCGAACTGGGATAGCCGGAATTACAACGGGTAGGACTATGGGGGGACACAGGGGGGTTACAAAACGCTCTTCCTCCGCTTCCGGTAACAGTACACTACTAGCGCAGCAGCATAGCGCCTACTGCACTCGTCAATCCCGAAATTCCCCATAACCTGAAAATTCCACCACGCTCGGCTCTGCCAGCAACTGAAAGCGGCCGCCCCCCCGGCAAGGGGGTGCCCCGGCCCTATCGATGGTCGAGGCTGCCCGCAGGGCCAGGCCTTCGCCAGGCGGCCGGCTGCTGCAGCACAGTGTGCTTCGCAGCACAAAGCATCCCACATCGTGAGATGGCCGCGAGCCTCTCCTGATACAGAAGGCTCCCATTCTCCGGACCGTGGGCGATTCCCAGCCTTGGCGGTACGCACCTCGCGTGTGCCACGCATCGAGGAAGTCCTGCTTGCTCTCGCTTCGCTCGCTCTCGCGTTAATCGGCAAGGCTACGCCCTGGAATGCACGTAAACTACCCCCATTCGAGGGATCGATACCCACGTTTGGACGAATTCCCCGGCGAAACAGGGCGGAGGCGCAGCGATTGGGCAGTCAAAGTGTGCTACGAATTGAGACGATCGTAGCAACTTGTAGATAATCTCAAAAACAGTACCTAAGTACTCTTGTTCTAGATAGAGGTTCAAGTTACTATCTGAATATGACAAACGATATGAAATTCTTGATGGTGGTTGTGGTGGCGGTATGGGGCGGGATTTTCCTGCTGGGGAGGATGGCGAGCGGGGAGATGGCGAAGGTGCCTGTGGTAGAGAGGCCGGCTGTAAGCTGTGCGTTTCTGCGGGGATGCGTTGAACTGAGCAAGTAGTGAAACGCCTTCGGGCGTATGCACGGGATAGCGGCCGTGCACTGATGATCACGCTAAAGGGAACACACAAGGCAATGGCATTATTCAATTTCACGCGAGCGGTTGAGGTGAGTGGGAACGAGAAAACGGGTCCGGTATCGACTACGTATGTGAGTCAGGCGTCGTGTCCGAAGGAATGCGCGTTTTTCAACGAAGGTTGTTATGCGGAGTCGGGAATGGCGGGAATCTGGACGAACAGATTGAACGCGCAGGTGGGAGGGAAGGAGACGCGCGTGGATGCGCGTCAGATCGCGCGTGACGAAGCGAAAGCGGTCGACAGTCTGTCTGGTGAGCGGGACTTGCGATTGCACGTGGTGGGCGATTGCAGGACGAATGGCGCGGCATCGATCGTCTCGAAGGCTGCAGAGCGATTCATGGGGAAGTTTGGCCGGCGCGTATGGTCGTATACGCATGCTTGGAGGAAGGTTTCGCGTGCTGCTTGGGGCAAGGTGAGCATATTGGCATCGTGCGAGACGGTGGCGCATGTGGTGGATGCGATGGCGCAGGGGTATGCTGCTGCTCTCGTGGTGGATAAGCATCCGGAAGATGGGAAAGCGTATCGGGTCGGCGAGATTGTCATGATCCCGTGTCCGGCGCAGACGAAGGACGATGTCCAGTGCGTGGATTGCAAGCTTTGCTGGCGCGACGAATGGCTGCTCGAGGCGAAGCGCTGCATCACGTTTGAGGCGCATGGGAGCGGAGCGAAGAAGGTACGGGCGGCGTTGATACAGATTGGCGCGGCCGCTTAGGCGTGGTGGGCTCGCATTACGCCGTCCTTCGTGGAAGGCGTAGGCGCGAATCTATCGCAATTTGAAGGGATCACACAACATGAAAAGACTCAGAGGTCAGGTTGAATTGGAAGCGGCTGGTTTTGGTAGCGTGAAGGCACTGGGAACGAAGCAGCGAATCGGCGAGACGTTGGACGGTTTGGGAAGCATCTACGCGCCGGCGGTGTATGGCAAGTGGTTCGAAGCTATGCTGCCTGGATCGGATGAAAAGGTGCTTGTGCTGCGGCAGTCGGCTAACTGCTGGCACACGTTTGGAGCCGGTGGCTGGACTGCTTCCTCGGCGAGTGTGGAGCGCTGCCATGAAGGTGGCTTGGGCGATGCGATCGGCACGGATGGCGAACTGAAAGCCTATTCGCGGCTGGTGAATCGTGCGCCTTCGGTTTGGTGCGATCGGTTCGAAGGTTTGTGGGCAGCTAAGAGCCAGGTTGCGGCGTAATTGCGTCTGGGGTAGCGCGTGGGGCGCTGCGGCGGTGGTTCCGGTGGGTCGGAGCCACCCGAAGCAGCGCGCGTTTGTGGGGCATTTATGGGGCTTGTAATCTGCAAGCTTAGCTCAACAAAATAACTGTACAAAGACAGACAAAATCGTATAAACTCAGACAAAGGATCACGCATGGCAAAGATGAAAGCCCGTTGCGAGCAGGTATCGAGGCCGCCTGACCAGTGCTGCGGTGTGGAGGCGGGCTGGTACTGCGTCGACTGCGAGCGGCGGCTGTGCGCGTATCATGCTTCGTGGCATCGCGTCATGCGGTGCAGAGTCGAAACCCGGGAACCCGGGTCGCGCAGCATAGCCTACTGCGCTTGATAAGACAGGCTTAATTCGAAAGGATCACACACACATGAAACTCATCACACTGGCATTGGCCGGAGCGATAGCGCTATCGGCCCAATCGCCCATCGTCGTCTCGCGCGACGGCAAGTACTTGGGCAATCTCAGTTCGAACCCCTACGACCCCAACTCCATCTCAAACCCTTACGGCAAGTATGGTTCGCCCTACCAGTCCGACTCGGTGAATAATCCGTATGGGCGGTATGGTTCGCCGTATAGCAATCAGTCCGCCAACAACCCGTATGCCACCGAGGCGCCGATTGTGATTGCGCCGCGGCCGTCCTACACGGGAGGCTATCCGGTGTATCATGCTCCGGCGCCGGTGCGGCCGGCGATGTCGTACTACACCCCGGTGTTGCCGGTGGCCCCGGTGATGGGCGTGTTGGTGTACTAGCCGCATGGAGACAGAGAACCGGGTAAAACCGATTCCGCGGAAGCCGTTCTCGGGTTTGTCCCGGGAGCGGCTTTCGTCGTCGCATCCGGACTTGCTGCGGAGCGCGGCGTATGCGGAAGCTTCGTACCTGCTCGCCTACTTCGGGGACGATGCGTTGAGCGGGCTAGCCGTGTATTTCGAAGCGATCGCTGAAGACTTTCGTGCTCGAGTGAGGCGGCGGGATCAGGCGAGTAAGCTGGCGGCGGCGGAGGTGCTCGAGGATTTGCGTGTCCGTTATCCGCATCTGCATGTCCAGCCCCGTAATCAACAAGCCAAGCTCAAATGAAATATCGAGTCGAGTGGACACTTTCCGCTGTCATCAAAGCCGATTCCGAAGAGGCAGCCTTCGAGATTGCCTGCGAGCTGACCCCGCCGCAGGCCGATGGCCCGTTCCGCATCACCGCGGTCAAGCTCGATGAGGAAGAGGAGCCCGCCCTATGATTCGGCGAGCCGCATTCGCGCACAAAGGTATCCGCATGACCGGCGACAGTGAGCCGATTGAGTACAACGAGATCTCTGTCTCGAGGGCCAGCCGGGGCACGGTGCGGTGCCATTTCTGCCTCGAGCCGGCCGCCGGTGAGCGGTTGAGGCTTGGCCTGGTGCGGGCGCGCGTGTGTCCGCCGTGCCGCGTTGCCCGCAATATTCCATTGGAGGTTTGAATGAGTCTGCCCCGTCCGATCATCCCCTCGCAGCAGCCGGTGCTGCCGGTGCGCCCCGACCGGGCCGAGACGCGCGAAGTATTCCCTGAGTCTACGCCCCTCAAAGTCGATGTGAATGCGATCGGCAACGCGCCGCGGCTGCCGGCGGCCGAGGGGGATTACAAGAAGCGCGTGACCGCCAGGACGAAGGCGAAAGCGAAGTCGAACGAGTCGGTCAAGCGGCGGGATCTGATTCCGGGCCACGAGATTTACCTGATGATCTGTCAGCAGGTGGGCGGTGATCCCACTGCCAAGAAAACCATCACCATCGATGCCGGCGAGGAGCGCACCGCCATGAAAGTGCGGGTCAACTTCTACAGTTGGCGCCAGGCCACCATCAAGGAATTGGGGGCTGATTTCGCGCAGGACAACCACTTGCGCGATATCAAGGTCTACCTGGACCCGGTGCTCGATGAGCAGGGCGTTATCCGGCGCCATGCCAAGAGCCATTTCCCGATGAGTAATGGCAAGGTGATCTTCTATTCGATCCGGTCGATGAGGGAGATGCAGGCGCTGTCGCAGGCGCTCCCGCAATTGGGGGTGAACCCGTGATCATCATGGTGGATCCGGACGGCGTGTGCCCGTTCTGCAAGCTCGAGTGGGCCGAGTGCGCCTGTGAAGAGCCGGAGTTTGGCGGAGAGGGGCCGGTGCGCTGCCTCGAGTGCGGGCGCCCACTGTTTGACTGCGTCTGCGATGAAAGAATCCTGGAGGAAGAATCGTAATGGATTGGCTCTGCTATACCGCCGCCCTATTCGCCTGCGGCATGGTACTCGGCTATGCCCTTGTCGCCTCGTGGACCGCCTCGAAGACGGAGAAGCGTATCCTCGACCTGGAGGCGCGGCTCGCCGGTCTCGAGCGCGTCCGCTCCGCCGATCCCTACGTTTATACGCAAGCCGATCTAGAATAATTATCTAGATTTGTGTAAAGGGGTATTGACATCTATCTAGATGAATGAGATTATAGGTACAGAAAGGATCACACACACACACCAATGACTGCTCATCTTCACCAGCACGAGGGCAAAAAGGCCCGCTTCCAGGTCAAGCGCCGGGATAACACCTCCTGGCTCTCGATCCAGTCCGACGACTTCTCGAACGAACTGATTCTGTTCTTCGACCTGAAGGACATCGCCCACATCATGGTCCAGATGGAGAAAGCCCTCGGCGAGATGGAGACCATCGCCCACACGATGGACCGCGACTCCGACGCCGAGCTCGCCCCCGCGGGCGTCTCCGAGCAGGACGGCGCCTTCGCCCTGCCCGACTCCGCCGGCGGCACCACCGTCGTCTCCTTCCGGGAGCGCAACTAATGCAGGAGAATCTCCCTGCCCGCATGGGTCTGGCCGAGGTCCAGACCCTCGGCGCCCTCCTCGCCAAGTCCGGCTATTTCCAGGATGCCAAGGACGCAGCGCAAGCCGCGGTCAAGGTCATGGCAGGGCAGGAACTCGGCCTGCCGCCGATAGCGTCTATGATGGGCATCTCCTTGATAAAAGGGAAGGTTACGCTCTCGGCCAACCTTATGGCCGCGTTGATCCGCCAGCATGGCTACGACTTCCGCGTCGAGCGGCTCGAACAGGATGGCTGCACCCTCTCCTTCCTCGCCAAGGACGGCAAGGAACTCGGCAAGTCCACCTTCACCGCCAAGGATGCTCAGCTAGCCGGCATCCGCGGCGACATGTATAACAAATATCCCCGCAACATGTACTTCGCCCGCGCCATCTCGAACGGCGCCAAGTGGTTCACGCCCGAGATCTTCGGCGGCGTGCCCGTCTACTCGGACGGCGAACTCGGCGAAGGGGAAGCGGTCGAGGCCGAAGCACCTGCCCCGGCGCCCGCTCCCGTGCCCGCCAGACGCGTCGAAGAGGCCAAGCCTGCCCCGGCGCCCCTCCCCGACATCGAGCCTCGCCTCGCCGAGCTGTACGCGCAGGCGACCGGTTTCGCCGAGACGGTGCAAATCATCACCGGGTTCAAGCCCATCATCTCGGAGCTGACCGGCTCCGAGCACGAGTACTATCGCATCATCGGCGAGCATGGCATGCAGCACGGGAATGAGCTGCAAAACAAGAAGCGCGGCGATATCAAGAAGATAATAAAGGCCTTGTATGAGTACTGCGCGACGATTGCTAGCCCGCCTCCCCCCGCTGAGGTTGAAGAGAATCAAGCCTGGGAAGCCCTGGCTGATGGCACTGACAATGTCTGAGAAGTCCCTATCCCTCTACCAGATCGAGTCAGACCTTCAAGCTTTCGTCGATAGCGAGGCGCTGGTCCCCGAGGAGCAGCTCGCCCTCTTCCAGGCTGAGTTCGCCGCCAAGACGCGCGAGGCCGTGGTCAAGAGAACCAAATGCATCATGGCGATCCAGCACCTCGAGGGGCAGATCGCCCATGCCCGCGCCGAGGAGAACCGCATTGCCGCCTGGCGCGGGAGCCTCGAGTCGGGACTCGCCCGCTTCAAGGATTACCTCGTCCGCTGCATCGAGTTGAGCGGCCAGAAGAAGGTCGAGGCCGACAACGGGAGCCTCGCTATCCAGGCCAACCCGGAGAGCGTCGAGATCACCGACTTGGAACTGGTGCCCGACGAGTTCAAAACCGTCACCGTGAAGATGCCGGCCGCCGAATGGCGGGCACTGGTTCAGGAGTACGACGGACTCGGTGAGTTCGATGCCACCTTCACTGCCTCCAAGACGCAGATCAAGGAAGCCTTGAAGGCCGGCCGGGAAGTACCGGGCTGCGATTTGCGGTTCGGAAAGTGGTCGCTACGAGTGAGGTGACCTGTGTTATGGTATTGCATACCATGCAAACGCTAATAGGGCAACGGTTCGGCAGGTTGACAGTGCTTGGAAAGGGCGGCTTGACACCCGCCCATAAGCAGCGGTGGACCTGCCGGTGCGACTGTGGTGCCACAACAACGGCTCCCACCACCGGCGGGTTGCACTCAGGGAATACGCAGTCATGCGGATGCCTGATGATGGAAAGCTCCAGCGCGAACGGGAAAAAGAGGCGCACCCACGGCATGAAGAACACGCCGGAGTGGCACGCTTGGTTTTCTATGCGTCAGCGGTGCAACAACTCCAAAACCCTAGGCTTTTATAACTACGGCGGCAGAGGTATCAGTGTCTGCCCCGAGTGGAATGCCTCCTTCGTAAAGTTCTATCAGGACATGGGACCGCGCCCATCGGACGGCCACTCTCTCGATCGCATCGACACCAATGGGAACTACGAACCGGGCAACTGCCGCTGGGCGACTTGGGAAGAGCAACAGAACAACACCAGGCATAACGTCCGCCTGACTTTCGGAGATGAGACGCTCACCGCCTCTCAGTGGGCAGCGAGAACAGGGATGAGTCCGTTCACAATCTATGCACGGGTAGAGAGAGGGTGGCCGCCGGAACGCATACTGACCACCGAGCCGAGGACGATCCTTTCAGCCCGTACCCACTGCTGCAATGGCCACCTCCTGACGCCTGACAATATCCACTGGAACGGCAGAGAACATCGCTGCAGAATATGCCAGAGAGAGGCCACCAAAAGGTATCTCGCCCGGAAAGCAGGAGGAACCCATGCTGCCAGCGATTCTTCGTAAGTTCGGCCTCACCGGTGCGGGGGTAGCCCCCCCTCAGCCGGTCGCCCCGCTTGCCATCCGCGATCGGAAAGTCTTCGATCGTTTGGACCGGCTGATCTCCGCGAACTGGGGGGAGATTCCTCAGGACAAGATCCCTGACGAGGTGATGATCGCCCTCGAGGAGGGCAAGCCGGTGCCGCGGCGCCGCCCTCAGAACGAGGAGAATCCCTTCGCCGCGCCGGCCAAGCCGAAGAAGCCGCCGCGCCAGATGACGCCGGAGAGGATCGAGCGCCGCCGCATCAATGCCAAGCTCCGCTACCAGTACCGTTTCCCCGGAAGGAAAGAAAGCAAATGAAATACCACCCCTGGCGCGTCGTCGATGTGAGCGAATCCACCGCCCGCATGCGCCCGCTCACCATCCTCGAACTCATCGCCTACCACCTCTCGTATGGCGTGGGCTGGCTGGCCGCCAGGATCTTCAGGCGTGGCTAAGATCCCCGCCGCCAAAAGCGAACCGGAAGAACGCTTCGCCCTCGCCTGGAAGGTGCTCGGCGGCCCCCGGTTAGAGCGCGAGTACCAGTTTGCGCCGCCGCGCAAGTGGCGCTTCGACTTCGCCCGTCCCATCGAGAAGATCGCCGTCGAGATAGACGGCGGCATCCATGAAGGGGCAGGGCGCGGCCGCCACCTGCGGCAGGATGGCTACGAGAAGGATCTCGAGAAGCTGAACACCGCGGCGCTCCTGGGCTGGCGGTGCCTGCGGTTGAGTCCGGGCATGATCCAGCCGGCCCTCTTGCAGCGAATAATACTGGAGATTCAGCGCAGCTTATGAGCAGACCACTCGGACTCTCGCAGCAGGACTACGAGGAACTCGAATTTCCCAGCAAATCCGGCGAAACCAAAGTCCCCCCTCCTCCCCGTCGTTACCGCACAGTTGTGCACAATGCG